GTCACATCCGGAGTATGATATATGCGATGAACTTAAAGGCGATTACCCAAAGGATTTTCCTTTTAGCGGCTGGCATGTAAACTGCCTATGCTACACAACATCGAAAACAATGACAGCAAAACAGTACGGGGCGTTCAGGCGTGGTGAGTTCGAACCGAAATACACAATTAAAGTTCCGCAAAAAGCAAAGGATTATCTATCTGAAAAAGAGGAAAGGAATGTGTACAGAATTACGGCATGAGCATAATGTAAGGATGCTTACCGAAATGCGTAGGTATCAAAAAGAAACCAAGAGCAAAAAAGTGAGGAGGAACAAGGATCTAATAGAAAGGAGGCAGGAGTTTATAGAATGGTATGTAGAGCGGTATTCAAAAAAGAAAACATTGCAGGAATGCGTACACGAGCTTAGTGATATGCTTTTTATAACTACGGTATGGATATACGCACTATTAAAAAAACCTACAAAACAGCAAGGGGATAAATAAGCGTAAAACATAAATATTAACTTTAATTTTATACCATGAGTACAGAGGAACAAGGTAATGATGGCAACGAAGAACAAGCGGCGCCTACATTTAGCGAACTATTGAAGGGCAAGAGCCTTGATGATATTTTCGCGGAAAACAAGGATCTAAAGTCCGAATATGACCGAAAGGTCAGCAAGGGCATAGAATCCTACAAGGCTGCAAATCCATCTAAAAAAGAGGATGAGCCTAAAAAAGAGGATGAGGAAAAGGTGCCTGCATGGGCAAAGGATTTCAAAAAGCAAATGGAAAACTTTCAATCCTTCATCAGTTCTTCCAAAAAGGAAGAGGGTGTAAGGTCCATATTCGAGGGCAACAAAAAATTGGAGGGCATTCCGGACGCATTAAAGAACGGATACCTAAAGAGATTGAAATCAGCGGATGATATCGAAGCCGAAATAAAGGAAATCGAATCTGAAGTCGAGGCAATAAAAAAGACATACGTTAAAGAGGACAAGGGACTCCCTGCCGGGGGAGGAACGAGTAAGGGGAAGGCGGCGACCAAAGAGGAAGCGGCCAAGATATTCGGCAGAAACTAAAATTTAAAATAAAATGGCAACAGCAAAGCTTACAAGAGACAAGACCACGGCCGATACAAGTATCGATTCGGTGGTCATCGTCAAGGTATTGGCTACCCTTCCGGGAGGTCGCACCTTGGATGTAACCGGTTTCGCCGATGACGAAATCAGCGCGGGTCACCTTATTATCGAGGAGACTTCGACCGGCGAACTTAAACCCCTTCCCGTAAATGGCACCCTTCCGGGATCGCATACTTACAAAGGTGTTCTAATTGCATCAAAATTAACATCGGATCCACGCGCGGCAATTATGTTGAGCGGGACCGTAAACGAGGCGTACATGGTGTACACAGTTCCTTCGGGAGCGAAAACGGCCCTCACATCTATTAACTTTATAAACGCATAAAAAGATGGAACCAAGCATTTTTAAAGATTATATCGAGCGTTGGATGGGGGCCAATACGGAATTCCTGACCGACCGATTCAATGATAGCGAGAGCGCTATCCAACCCGAATACAAACGTTATCTAAGGCCTGTTTTCAGTCCCGATATGAAATTCAGCTCTTTGAGTTCGAATACATCTATCGTAGCCGCAAACTTAGTGGCCTTGGATTCCGAACTACCTTTGAAATCAAGGGGCAAGTTCAGTACCGCCGATGGGGAAGTACCTAAAATAGGTATGAAGAAATTCCTTAACGAAAGCCAATTACAGGCAATCCAGAATATGATTGCCCGTGGAGGTTTCGAAGATCAAGTCGTACAACGCTTGTTTTCGGACATGAACGATTCTGTAGCGGGTGTTTACGAACGCCTTGATTTTATGTTCTATCAGGCATTATCTACAGGCCGCGTCCTTATCGAGGATAGCGAAAATGTAGGAACCGGAATCGAAGCCGATTTCGGAATCCCTGCATCGAACAAATTAGGTGTTCAACTTCCTTGGACCGAGTCCGCCGCAAATCCTATTGAGGATATCGAGAACGCAATTTCAGCCGCACGAGCGCAGGGCGTTTCGCCTCGTTACGTGTTTATGGACAAGGCAACTTTTTCAGCCTTTAAGAACAACGAAAGCGTTAAAAATGCATTTGCTGGCTCACAACGTGTTGATCCCAGTTTCCTTTTTAGGGTAAGCACCGAAGAGATTTCAGCCTACTTACTTACCGAGTTTAACATTACCGCTATTATAGTGGACAAGTTGATCGCTTCCGAGATAGGAGGTCAGAAAATAGCAGTAGAGCCTTGGAGCAAGGGCGCGGTTGTATTTACGACCACCTTGGATCTAGGAAGCCTTACATATAGCCAATTGGCCGAAGCTACCTCACGGGTTCCAGGCGTTCAATACGGGACTGTTGATAGTTTTATATTGACCTCTATGTTTCGCAAGAACGACCCGCTACGGGAATACAACTCGGTACAGGCATTGGCAATTACAGTTCTAAGCGGTGTGGATTCAATTTTCCATATCGATACGAACGAAGCCGAAACCGCAAGCGTGGACGTACAGACCGAAGATGATGCAAACTACCTATATCAAGCGGTTCTTTACACGAAACAATCGGTAGTTGATGGTATAAACGCTGCAAGAGCGGTAGATGATTATGTAAACGCTGCGACCATCAATCAGTTAGATGCAACATTGGCCAAGAAAATCGACCAACTTTCGGAAGAGGGAACGGTTCTTTTCGAAGCCGAATTGACAGCGGCATAATAGCATGACGATACTAGAGGCCATACAGTCGAACCCCGTACTTATCAATGTTCCCCAAAAGTTCATTGAATCGGTTTTGATAGGGCGTTCGATAAACGGGGGCGAAAGGCACTCGGAAGTATCATTGGAGTTAATGGAACTGGCGACCGCCGACCTTTATATGGTGGTCGCCAATACTCCGGATTTCAAAGAAGGCACCCTAAGTATCAGCTACAACAGCGATATGCTAAAAGCGATGGCATTGGGGCTGTATGCAAAGTATAACGATCCAAGGTCACAGACCGAAAGGTACACTAAGATCGAGGTAGGAATAACGGCAGTCGATTATGATAGCTAGATATCCACATACGGCAAAACTGGTGCTAAAAAAAGAATTGGATTCCCCTGACGGCATACCTACGGTAGCGAAAGAGGAATTTGATATAATAGGTAGGTTCGAACCGGCGGTCACATCCAACGGCAACATAGACTACCGGGCAAAGTATTACTGCCAAAACTTCAAACATCTTTTAAAAGGGCTTTTTGCCAACGGTGTTTTTGAAGTGGGTCTTTTTGAAGGGTTAACGGAAGAAGATCTAATGCCATTTACGGCGGACGGCCATTTTCTGGAATACGAGGGCAAAAAGTTTGTTCTTGTTATGTTGCATAACTATCAAGTTCATTGTGAAATATGGCTGGCTTAAAATCACTTTTTAATTTTGCTAGGATACAGAACGTAATCGATGGTTTTGTAGACGAAAAACAGGATGGAATGATCGCGGCAATGGAATTTTCAGGCGAGGAGTTCGTCAACAATGCAAGAGATCAAAAGACATACCGGGACAGGACGGCCAATTTAAGAAGCTCAATAGGTTACGGTGTTTATGTTAAAGGAAAACGAACAAGTCTCAACACCGAGGGAACGGGTACCGGAAGAGGGGCATCCATCGACACGATACAGGAAAACGTAACGGGCGCGGACATAGAACTGATAGGAGCGGCAGGAATGGAATATGCGGCGGCGGTAGAGGCCAAAGGTTTCGATGTCATAACCGGATCGGTACCATCACGTAAAAAGATTCTTAAAAATATCGATGAAATTAACAATTGATGTCCTTAGTGCGTTGTACCGAATATTGAACGTCGAACCTTTGATTTCCTCTATCACAGGCAAGATTTATTTGGGTAACCCTCCTTATACGGGCCAACGCGAGGACATTTCTTTAAATGCGCTTACAAATCTTAACGAATATATGCAGGAGGGAATAGTAAACCTCAATGTACACGTTAGGCAGACCGAGGCGGGAAGGTCTCCTCTAAAAAGAATGAGGGAAATCGTAACCATTATAGAACCGATGCTTCGCGATGTTCAAAGTGAGGGCGTTTTTTTTACGATAGAACAGGACAAGGGTTTCTTTTCGGACCAAGACAGGGACGGAATGTATTTTTATAATTTGAGATTGGAATATCAATATATTAGGGGAACAAAGAACGGTAATTAACAATAAATTAAATTTTTTACAATGGCAAAGACAGACAATATTTTAGGAATCGCTTACCTAGGCATGGGAGCGCCAGGTGACGGAATCATGGGGGCGACTTTAACGGAGTTCAATGCGGTAGAAGTTGGTAGCGCGACCCTTGACGGGGCATCCGCTACGCAGAACAACCTACCGACCGAACAGGATGACGCATACCTATCCCTTAACGATTCGGTGACACCTACGAGCCTAACTTTTAGATTGTATGGCGTAACCCCGGACCAAGCGGAACTTATCGCAGGCGGAACGGCTACGGCCACAGGATGGCAGGCACCTAGAACGGTACCTAACATCTATTTGAGCGTACAGCTTAAAGGGCAGCCGATTCAGGGCAAGGTAGCGGTATTAAATTTCCCATACGCAAAGGTAAGCGCAAGACAACAGGGAACTATAACCAAAAACGCACTACCAGCGTGGGAGGTAACGGTT